ATGAAGAAGGTCTGGCACGACGAACGCCGTGCCAAGGAAGCCGTCGCCCGCGAGAAGGATGAAGCCCTCCGCTTTGCCCAGACCCAGTTTGAAGAGAACCGCCGCCTGAAGCAGCGGCTTGGGGTGGGTGAGAAGGCTTACATTCAAGAGGTCACCAAGGCCGCTGCCAACGAGCTGAACACTGCCAAGGACCGCCTGAAGCAGGCATATGACTCCGGGGACTCTGAAAAAATCACCGATGCACAGGAAGCCCTGACCGATGCCAAGCTCCGCCTTAAGGAGTATGAGCGCTTCCAGCCCTCTTTACAAAACCCAGAATTGGGTGTACAACAAACTAAACAAGCACAGGCACCACAGGTTCCCAATGCCCCCACGCTGGACCCCAAAGCCGAGGCGTGGAAGCAAAAGAACTCTTGGTTTGGTGTAGACGAGGAGATGACCGCCCTCGCCCTAGGCTTGCATGCGAAACTTGAAAGGTCCGGTGTTGATCTGCGTAGTGATGATTACTACTTACAAATTGACTCGACAATCAGGAAGCGCTTCCCTGACTACTTTGACGAGGAAGAGCCTACTCAAACGAAGCAGGAAGAAAAGCCTGTTCGCACAAAGCAAGCCAATGTAGTGGCTCCAGTAACGCGGGGAACCGCGCCGCGTCAGGTCCGCCTGACACCGACTCAAGTTGCGCTTGCCAAGAAGCTTGGCATTAGCAATGAACAGTACGCACGTGAAATCATGAAATTGGAGAATAACAATGGCTGAGAACAGACTTACTCGTGAACTCGAAAACCGAGAATCCGGGCTGCGCAAACTCGCTTGGGCACCCCCACAGGTTCTTCCTTCACCCAAGGAACAGCCGGGCTGGGTATTCAGGTGGATCCGGACCAGTTTGATGGGCACAGCAGACCCAACGAATACGTCCTCCAAGTTCCGTGAAGGTTGGGAGCCTTGCAAGGCCGAAGACCACCCGGAGCTGATGTTACAGGCTGATCCGAACTCCCGCTTCAAGGGAAATGTCGAGATCGGCGGGCTGTTGTTGTGCAAGGCCCCTGAAGAGATGATGAAGCAGCGAGATAATTTCTATCTCAAGCAGGCTGCAGCTCAGATGGACGCCGTTGACAACAACTTTATGCGCCAGAACGACGCCCGTATGCCGCTCTTCAATGAGAAGCGTACGACCACTTCGTTCGGGCGTGGCGGTAAATAAATTCATCTTTTAGGAGTATCAAATGGCTTACCCCACTGTTGATGCCCCTTACGGACTTAAGCCGGTCAACTTGGTTGGCGGCCTTCCGTTTGCGGGTGCTACTCGACAGATCGCGATTGGGAACAACTACGGCACTGCCATGTATAACGGCGATGTCGTGCAGTTGAACTCGTCGGGAAATGTCATCATCACGACCCTTCAGAATCAGGCCACCAACTCGGTTGCCGGTGTGATCGGCGTGTTCCTCGGCTGTTCCTACACGAACCCGGCCACGAAGCAGAAGCTCTTCTCGCAGTACTACCCCGGTAGTGTTGCGGCTGACGACATCACGGCGTATGTCTCGGATGATCCGAACGCGCTGTACCGTGTCGTCAACGTGACCAGCAACGTGGCGGATAGTTCGACGGGCGGTCTTCTCCCGGCGTTCATCAGCCGTGCCAACTCGTTTGGCACCAATGCGGAGCTCGTTCTCAACACGGGTTCCTCGACGACTGGCAACAGCCGTATGGGCGTCTTTATCAACAACGTTGCGACTTCGCTGCCGCTTCGCGTGATTGATATCGTCCCCGATTCGGTTAACACCAGCGGCAACTTTGTTGAGTTCATCGTGAAGTTCAACGCGACTTACCACGCGTACAACAACACGGTCGGCACCTAATAGGGAGTTCTAAGAAATGGCTATTTCACGCGCACAACTTCTTAAGGAGCTGCTGCCCGGCCTGAACGCCCTGTTCGGTCTGGAGTACAAGCAGTATGGTGAGGAGCACAAGGAGATCTACGAGACTGAGACCTCCGAGCGTTCCTTTGAAGAAGAGACGAAGCTGAGCGGGTTCTCCGCTGCCCCGGTCAAGCCCGAGGGTCAGGCCATTGCGTACGATAATGCGCAGGAAGCTTGGACGGCTCGTTACAACCACGAGACGATTGCTCTCGGCTTCTCCATCACGGAAGAGGCTGTTGAGGACAATCTGTACGACTCGCTCAGCAAGCGCTACACCAAGGGCCTTGCCCGCGCTATGGCGTACACGAAGCAGGTCAAGGCTGCTTCGGTCCTGAACAACGCTTTTGCTGCCGGTGTGACCGGTGGTGACGGCGTGTCGCTCTGCAATGCGAACCATCCGCTCGTTTCGGGCGGCGTCAACAGCAACCGTCTGACCGCTTCGGACCTCAACGAGACTTCGCTTGAGGCTGCAGTGATCCAGATCGCTGGTTGGACTGACGAACGTGGTCTGCTCATTGCGGCGAAGCCGCGTAAGCTCATCGTGCCCCCGTCCTTGATGTTCGTCGCCAAGCGTCTTCTTGACACGGAGCTCCGTGTTTCGACCGCTGATAACGACATCAACGCCCTCAAGGCGATGGGCTCGATCCCGGAAGGCTATACGGTCAACCACTACTTGACCGACACGAACGGCTGGTTCCTCCGAACCGATGTTCCGAATGGCCTGAAGCACTTCGTCCGTTCGCCGCTGGCGAATTCCATGGATGGAGACTTCGACACGGGGAACGTCCGTTACAAGAGCCGCGAGCGTTACAGCTTCGGCTGGAGTGACCCGCTCGGCATCTTCGGTTCGCCGGGTTCGTCCTGATAAATCAGTAACTTACGCTGATTGGGAGGGGGGCTTCGGCCCCCCTTCTTTTTGTCTTGCGCTTTAAGTTCGGTTTAAGTATCGTTACCTGTATCGTAACTCACAGGTGGCTGATGGACACTTCAACCCTGCCTAAGTCTCGCGCCGAAGCCAAGGCTACGGGGGCTAAGCATTACTTCACTGGAGAGGCGTGTAAGCACGGCCATGTCTCCCCCCGCAAGACGAAGGGGGCCTGCACTGAATGCTTAAGGGTTGACTCGGAGAAAAGAAACGTAACCCGTGCGGAGTACTTTAAGCAGTACAACCAGTCCGAAATAGCCAAACAAGCTAAGCGGGAGTACTACGAGAAAAACCGTGGTGCAATAATTGCTCGGGCGCAGGCCCGGCCTTTATCGGAAAAAAGGAAATACCAGAAGGCGTGGAAAGACCGTAATCAACTCTGGGTCCGTGCCGACACCAAAGCCCGGCGGCGCAAACACCGCATAGCGACCCCCAAGTGGCTTACTCGTAGGCAAAAGAGCGAAATCCGGCAGCTTTACCAGATCGCCATGACGATGACCAAGACCACCGGGGAGCAGTACGTTGTGGATCACATCGTCCCCCTACGCTCTGAATTTGTATGCGGTCTCCACGTCCCTTGGAACCTGCGGGTCATCACCCGCGAGGAAAACCTCGCCAAGTCAAATCAGCTTGTTGACACCCTTTCTGATTGAGCGTATACAGAACCTTCGGGAAAAATTCGCTTATCAGACAGCCCCGACTGACGACATGCAGACTGATAAGCACCGTTATTACTCGCATGTGAGGAGATATATACATGGCTAATACCACGTTCTCGGGGCCGGTCCGTTCACAGAACGGCTTCCAGTCCATCAGCATCAACAGCACCTCGGGTGCCGTGACCGTCAACTCGTCCTTCGGGACTGATGTGATCCTTGGCACCCAGTCGCTCTCGGGCGCTGGCGCGGTTGACATCACCAACGCGTTCACCTCGCTCACCACGTCCGGTGTGTCGCAGGCCCTGACGCTTGCTAACGGCGAGGTTGGCGAACTCAAGTACATCGTCCACGCGGTTGACGGTGGTTCGGCGGTGCTCACCCCGACCACGAAGATCGGCTTCAGCACGGTTACGTTTGCTGCGGTTGGCGACAGCGTGACCCTGATCTACACCTCGGCTGGCTGGGCGATCCTCGCGTCGTACAACGTTACCATCGCCTAATAGGAGCCTCACATGGCTATGCAAACAGACGTCTTAGCCAGTGCGGTCCGAACGACGGATGGGCTCCTCGCTGATCAGGCGGGCAATATCCTTGGACGTAACCGCATCAAGGCTGTGTACATCGTCCCCGACACCGTTGCAGGCAGCGTGGTGTTCAAGGACGGCGGGGCTTCGGGTTCGGTCAGGTTGACGATCAACACGCTTGCTTCGTCCACGACGCCGGACTATGTGCTGATCCCCGGCGAAGGCTTGCTCTTTCAGACTGACATCTACGTCGATCTGACGAGCGTGGTCTCGGTGATGGTGTTCTATGGCTAAGTCTCCTGCGTGGCAACGCAAGGAAGGGAAGAACCCGGCTGGCGGCTTGAATGCCAAAGGCCGGGCTTCCTACAACAAGGCCAATCCGGGTAAGCCGGGCCTGAAGCGTCCTCAGCCTGAAGGCGGTGCTCGTAAGAAATCGTTCTGTGCTCGCATGTCGGGCATGAAGAAAAAGCTTACGAGTGCCAAGACAGCGAATGACCCAAACAGCCGGATTAACAAGTCGCTCAGGGCGTGGAATTGCTGAGATGGACATCCTGATCTGGAACATAGCCCTGACTGCCGTACTTGCTTTTATCGGGTACGTGATGAAAGAGAAGTCTGACGAGATCCATCGTATTGGGATCCTGCTCAACAAGACCCGTGAAGAAGTTGCGCGGGACCACATCACCCGCGTTGAAGTTCGGGCTGACTCGCAGATGCTCATGGACCGGCTGGACCGGCTTGAGCAGAAGATTGATCGACTGGTGGAACAGCACCGTGCCCAGTAAGTCAAAGGCGCAGCGTAATCTGATGGCGATGGTTGCCAACAATCCAAAAGCAGCTAAACGCCTTAACATCCCTCAATCTGTAGGACAAGAATATATGAAAGCTGATAAGCGTAAAAAGTTTGCAATGGGGGGCCCTACTAGCTATTCCGGAGAGGAAGACTCTGAGCAGGGCCTCAAGATGTCCGCCCGCAGGGGCGTTGCCAAAGCTGATGATAGCGCTGCTAAGGGTGGCTCTAGCTTTAACGAGGCTTTCCGCGCTGCACGCAAGGACGGCCTTAAGACGTTCAAGTGGCGCGGCGGCACCTACGGCACCGAGTTGGCTAGCGAGTCCAAGAAGCCAAGCAAGGCTGCTTCTGCTACTTCCATTCCTAAGGCTGCTCCCGCCGCCGCTCCTAAAGCCGAAGCTCCTAAAGCCGAAGCTCCCGTTCGTCGTGCCACTGCTGTTCGCGGTCGTGGCGCTCCGGGTACCCGAGAGATTGATAAGCAATACGCTGAGAATCGTCGGGGTTCTTACCTTGACCGTATCAATCCTTTTAGTGGAGCTAAGCTCAACGATCTTTTCGGTATGCGAGAGCAAGAGAAGATCATGCGCGACATGGGCGTAGATCGTACGGAAGCCCGTAGGCGGCTTAACGCGCTTGAAGAAGCACAAGAGAGCGAGGGTATGCGCCGTGGTGGCAAGGTTAAGCGCTACGCTTCTGGCGGCTCTGTGTCCTCTGCGTCTAAGCGTGCTGATGGTTGTGCTACCAAGGGCAAAACCCGTGGTAAATTTATCTAATTAGGAGTAAGTCGAAATGAAGATGAAAATGAAAGGTATGGCTGACAAGGCCGGTCGCGCCATGAAGCGTCGTACGCCGGACACGATGGGCCGTGCGATGGTCAAGGGCTACAAGGAAGGCGGCGCGGTCTACCGCAAGGGTGCCGATGGCATCACTGCTAAGGGCAAGACCAAGGGCAAGATGGTCAAGATGGCTCATGGCGGTAAGTGCTAATGGCGAGTGCGTTAAAAGTTCCCCCTAACCCGATGGATGACCTTGCTCCACGCGAGAATCTTCCGTCCAAGGAGGACTTGAAGCCGCCGAAGAAGCCGGAGCCAAAGAAGCCGAAGCCGAAGCCGAAGCCGAAGCCGAAGCAGAAGCCGAAGTCTAAGGACGATATGGACGACCTTACGCCGTATCAAAACCTGCCGTCGCCTGAGGACCTGCTGCCCCCTGAGCCGTCCAAAAGGTATGCCAAGGGCGGCTCCGTCTCCTCGGCTTCCAAGCGTGCTGATGGCTGCGCTACCAAGGGCAAGACTCGCGGGAAGTTCGTCTGATGATGCCGTCGCGTGGTATGGGTGCTATGGCTCCTAGCAAGATCCCTCGTGCCAAGCGACGTGGGGACGACAAGCCCGTCAAGACTTTCAAGAAGGGCGGCGAGAGCAAGGTCAACGAGGCCGGGAACTACACCAAGCCCGGCATGCGTGAGAGCCTGTTCAAGTCGATCAAGTCTCGGGCTGTGCAGGGTACCAAGGCAGGTCAGTGGAGCGCCCGCAAGGCACAGTTGCTTGCCAAGAGCTATAAGGCCAAGGGTGGCGGGTACAGGGACTAATATGAAAGCCCCACAGCAGTCGCTTAAGGCGTGGACTCAGCAGAAATGGAGAACCAAAAGTGGTAAACGATCTTCTGACACGGGTGAAAGATATCTTCCGGAATCTGCGATCAATGCTCTCAGCTCCTCCGAGTATGCCCGAACCACCGCCGCCAAGCGAAAAGGCAAAGCCCAAGGCAAGCAGTTCGTCCGGCAACCCAAGGGCGTTGCTGCTAAAACGCGCAGCTTCCGCCAAGCGGGTAAAGGGTAAGAAGTAATGGCCGACAAGACTACAGCCACAACCGACTTCAATCTCGACCTCAACACCATCGTGGAAGAGGCTTTCGAGCGTTGTGGTGCGGAACTTCGTAGCGGTTACGACCTGCGTACGGCTAAGCGTAGTCTGTCCCTGTTGCTCATGGACTGGTCCAACCGGGGCATCAATCTGTGGACGCTTGAGCAGGGCACGCATGCCTTGACCTACAACGTCGGGACCTATGACCTCCCTGCCGACACGGTGGACTTGCTCGACCATGTGATCCGGACGGGCACCGGCACGAACCAGATCGACATCAACATCAGCCGGATTTCGTCCAGCACCTACGTTGCCATCCCGAACAAGAACGCGACGGGGCGTCCGATCCAGATCTGGATCAATCGTCGTACGGGTGCAACCGATGCCAATAATGTCGTGGTCTATCCGCAGTTCACGGTGTGGCCGAAGCCCGACAACAGCACTCCGTACACCATTTACTACACCCGGCTGCGCCGTATGTTTGACGTGGGTAATGGCTCTAACGGGCAGGACATCCCGTTCCGCTTCCTGCCCTGCATGGTCGCGGGCTTGGCCTACATGCTCTCGATGAAGATTCCCGGCTCTGAAGCTAGGATGGCATCGCTCAAGGCTCAGTACGATGAAGCTTGGGATCTGGCTGCGGGCGAGGATCGGGAGAAGGCTGCGGTGCGGTTCGTGCCGAGACAGAGCTTCCTTGGGGGCTACTGATGCCTAATCGGTTTGCAAGTGGCAAAAATGCTATCTCGCAGTGTGACCGCTGCGGGTGGCGCTTTAAGCTGAAGGAGCTTAGGCCGCTTGTCATCAAGACCAAGAACGTTAATATCCTTGTTTGTGGGTCGTGCTGGGAGCCTGATCAGCCGCAGTTGTCGCTTGGTCTCTACCCGGTGGACGATCCGCAGGCAATACGGAACCCCCGCCCGGACACGACTTATTTTGCACCCGGCAATGACGGCGCGGGTGGTAGTAGAATGATCCAGTGGGGCTGGAACCCGGTTGGTGGGGCTAGCGCAGATGATGCAGGGCTGACCCCGAATTATCTCGTATCCAAGGGATACGTAGGCGATGTAACGGTCGTAACGACCTAGGAGTATTGAGATGAAGCACAGTGACATTAAGATGGACAAGGCCATGACGAAGAAGGCCGTCCACAAGCATGAGAAGGCGATGCACCCCGGCAAGCCGCTGACCAAACTCCGTGCTGGTGGCAAGACCAACAGCGAGATGAAGAAGTACGGTCGTGGCATGGCTAAGGTCATGAATCAGCGCAGCCCGATGCGTGGCTCTTCGGGCCCGAGGTAATCATCATGGGTAAGCCTGATTTCAAGTTCTTCGATTGGAGCATGGACCCAATCGGCAAGTACAAGCAGCCTGAGCCGAACAACGCTCCTACGGGCGAGAACGGCTATCCGGAGACGGATGTGAACCGTGGCGTGACCCACATGGACATGCAGGGCTACGGCGCTGCCACCAAGGGCCGCAAGTTCATTGAGGGGGTCAACCTCGACAAGCGCAGCTTGGCTGGCGTGCTGACGCGTCAGGGCAAAGAGAAGTAATACTTCTAGACCATGAACTACGCAACGCTCACCACACTGGTACAGCAGTACTGCGAATCGACTGAAACGTCGTTCGTAGCGAACATCCCTACCTTTGTGGGACTTGCGGAAGAGCGGATCTATAACTCGGTCCAGATCCCGGCGATCCGTCGCAACCAGATTGGTACTCTGTCCATCAACAACAAGTACCTGACGCTACCGAGCGACTGGCTTGCGACGTTCTCTTTGACGGTGATCGACCCGACGACGAACGCTCAGGAGTTCCTGCTCGATAAGGACGTGAACTTCATCCGGCAGTCTTTTCCTGACCCGGATGACACGGGCATCCCGAAGTATTACGCGATCTTCGACGACAATACCTTGATCTTGGGGCCGACCCCGAATGCCGCGTATCAGGTAGAGATGCACTACTATTACTACCCGCAGAGCATCGTGACGGCGGGTACGTCGTGGCTTGGGGACAACTTCGAGAATATTCTGCTGTACGGAACACTCCGTGAGGCTTACACCTACCTGAAGGGTGAAGCCGACATGATGCAGTACTACGAGCAGAAGTATCAGGAAGCCGTTGGTCAGTTGACCCGCCTTGGCGATGGCCTCAACCGGCGTGATGCGTACCGTTCTGGTCAGGCTAGGGTTCCGGTGAACACGTGATCTTTCAGACCCAAACGTTGAGCTTCAAGGCTGAACTTCCGCAGGCGGTGCATAACCTGCTGACGGATACGATCAAGCTTGCGCTCTACACGAGCAACGCGACCTTGGATGAGAACACCACGGTCTACACGACCTCAAACGAGGTTGTCGGCGGTAGCTATGTTGCCGGGGGTGTGGTCTTGACCGGCGTGACGATCAACACGGCGAACAACGTGGTCTACGTCGATTTCAACGATGCTGTGTGGAACCCGGCGTCCTTCACGGCGGCAGGCGGCCTCATCTACAACGCAAGCAAGAGCAACAAGTCCATAGCGGTCCTGAGTTTTGGCGCAGACAAGATCGCTACCAACACCTTCACGGTGCAGATGCCGACCAATTCATCCGATTCTGCGCTGCTTCGATTTACTTAAGGAGTTATTGAGATGCTTACCAACAAGGCTAAGTCGGTAGACGAGGCGGCGGCTTCGATCACCAAGAGTGACGGCGCGAAGGAAGGTCTTCGTGGCGGCGGCGTTTTCCGTATCGAGTGCCGCGATGCAGAAGGCAACCTGAAGTGGGCTGCTGAGTCCAAGAACCTCGTGGTGAACGTGGGCCTTCAGGACATGAACACGCAGTACTTCAAGGGCGTCACCTACACGGCGGCTTGGTACATCGGGCTCTACGGCGCGGCTGCGTCGAACACTCCGGCAGCTTCGGATACGGCTGCTTCACACGCTGGCTGGACTGAGATCGTCCCGTATAGCAACGCGACCCGTCCTGCGGCTACGTTCGGCACGGCTTCGACTGCGGACCCGTCGATCATCACCAACTCGGCTTCGCCTGCCCAGTACAACATCAACGCCACGGCTACGGTTGGCGGCGCGTTCTTGATCAGTGACAGCACCAAGCTTGGCACGACCGGGATCCTGTTCTCGGCGGCGGATTTCCAAGCCCCCGGTGATCGCAGCGTTGCATCCGGTGACACGCTCAATGTGACCTATACCTTCAGCCTCGACGCCGCATAAGGAGTATCCCATGCACAAGAAAGGTGATGTGGTTCGTGTAAAGGCCGTTGTACCTGAGGGTCCGGTGATCGCGTTGCGTATGACTGAGGATGGAGTGATCTATTACCTCATCGAGTGGACCGACACGGACGGAGTTACTCAGCAGCGTTGGTTTACAGAAGATCAGTTGATGGGGGCTTAAAATGCCTCTTGTACTTGCTGATCGTGTCAATGAGACCACGACTACTACTAGTACTGGCGCGGTAACCCTCGCGGGGGCGGTGTCTGGGTATCAGTCGTTTGCTGTCATTGGCAACGCTAACACCACGTATTACACCATCGTTCACCAGACCGCTAGTGAGTGGGAGGTGGGCATTGGTACGTATACGTCTTCGGGGACTACGCTCTCCCGAGATACGGTGCTGGCCTCGTCGAACAGCGGCAGCCTCGTCAACTTCTCAGCAGGTATCAAGTTCGTCTTCTGTGACTACCCGGCTGGCCGGGCGGTCTATTTGGACACGGCGACTAACGTCACGATCCCCGGCCTGACCCTCTCCGGCGGCACCGCCAACGGAGTCCTCTACCTCAACGGTAGCAAGGTAGCGACGAGCGGGACGGGGTTGACCTTCAACGGCACGACGTTGGTGGCCACTGACATCACGGACTCTTCGCTGACTTCGGGCCGCGTGACCTACGCAGGCGCAAGCGGGAACCTCGTTGACAGCGCGAACATGACCTTCAACGGCACGACGCTGACCGTTGCGGATATTGCGGACTCTTCTTTGACTGCAGGCCGTGTGACCTACGCAGGCGCAAGCGGGAACCT